CGTCCATAGCTGCGGCCATACGCGGGTCATTTGCTGGAGGCATAGGCATACCTTGCTGACCTTGTGGCATACCTTGCTCGGGGCCTTGTGGCGCTGCGCCTTGCATAAGTGATCCTAATCCGTTCATGTTGGTACCCTTTATGGTGTAATGCCAAGGTCAGCGTTTGCATCTGCTGTTGCTTGTGCTGGGGTTTTCCCCTTAGCGATATAGTAGTCGTATAACCCTGAAAACGCGGGGTTAACTGCTTGTGCAGGGCCAATAAAACCTGCGGTACCGGGCGCTGTTCCTCCGCTATTAAGTGGACCAGCAGGAGTAGCCGGTCTTGATAGCTGATCGAGAATACTTAGAGAATCGCTAAAAGCCGCGCCTAAATTCTGTATCCCACTAGGTTGTGAGTAAGAATAGTGCTGCGTTTCTAAGGGCATATCGTTGAGCAAAGACTGGGTAAAGAGTACGTTGCTCTTATCGAAGTCACGCTCCTGTTGAAATTGCGCCCTATCCGCAGCTATACCCTCAGCTTCGATGGCACGTTGTAAGCCACCACCCGTCTGTTGTGCATTTAGGACATCAAACCCATACCTGTTAGCGTCTTGTTGGGCTGCCATCGCACGCCCTTGCTCGGTGTTAAACTGACTTTGCGCTTGCTCAAAAGCGTTTTGGTAGCCTGTACCTGTAATACCCGCCATCCTATCCAGTAGACCTCTGTCTAACTCTGCTCCTGCAACAGCTTGCCGACCTCCACCGAAAGCCCCTGCTTTACCGTATTGGCTTTTCATTGCTTCTTGGGCCATTAGAGATTGACGGTTAGCGGCATCGTACTGAGGTTGAAGCGCACCTTGTAGGTAAGGAGTCATGTACTGCTGCACAGTATTACCAGAAGCCGGAGTATACGCACCCATCTCCCCTGCTACTGCTTGCGCCGCAGTTGGTGCAGCATATCCTGCCCCCGTAAAAGACTGAGGGGTATACGCGCCCATGCTAGTAGGGGCAGACAACCCGCCTAAGCCCGCAAGTGCAGTGTCTTGCAACGAGGATTGCCCTGCTGTAAGTGGGCCTTTGTAGGCTTGATACGGTTGACTAGCTAACGCTTGGCCTCTACCGAGCATCTCGGTTACATAAGGTCCAGCCCAACTGGAAAGTGACGATTCTTCAAAAGTAGCCATTGTCTTTACCTACGCTAAGTATTCGTTAGGGTCGATTTGACGACCTTGATTTGGATTGCCTGTGCGATCTGTACGCACCCTTTCCATCATGTCATAGAGATTGTCAGCTCCGGCCTCAGAATTGCCGTTACCTAAGTGGCTTACTATATCCGCAGGGATTACAAACTCCCCATCACTTAGTGCTGCTGGCTGGGAGTTATCTATTGTAGCGGGAATTTGATCAGCCATCCCATCGGTAGGGCCACCTAAGTAGTACCCGTTTACATTGCCGCCTTGTGCGAATTCTGTTTTGTCAAAATTAGCTTTAACTTGCGCTGCTGTTATACCCGGGAATTGGTCTTGATAATACTCAGCTACTTCAGCAAAGTTAGTTTTGCCCGCCCTAAGAAGTTGTACTACAAGTTCTTCTTCCTCCATCGCAGCTCCCGCCGCTGCGTCAGCAATAGCTGTATCGTCAGCCCCATAGAAGCCATCCCGTATTAACTCTTCAATAACATCAATCTCTGGCAGGTTAAACTGCTCGGCCACATCACCAGCATCCCATTTTCCAGCAGTAATACCTTCCTGTATCCCAACAATTTCTTCTTGAGATCGGATATTTGCGATTGTTCCAAACGTGTCAAGTTCTGCGGCATTGGCAGTGATGGCGGCAGGAACATCAGCACCAGAAGGAGTGCGCAATGTTGTTAACTCGCCGTCTATATAATCAAAAACATAACCAGATGGCCCAGTAAAAGTTCCATCAGTATTTGCCGTGTAATCTGAGTTGCCCGCTATTAGCCTTTGTTCTAAAGAAGGAGTGCCCACTGTTTCTAGCAATCCGTTTTGGTAATCGTAAATATAGTTACCCGGCCCAGTAAAAGTTCCATCAGTATTTGCCGTGTAATCTGAGTTGCCCGCTATTAGCATTTGTTCTAAAGAAGCATTTACGTCGTAGTCCTCCTCCTTTTCAATAACTTTAGTAACAACATCATCAGCGGGAGCATGAAAATCAAGGAAGTCTTTCACCTGTTTGGGCGTTCTACTCAAACCTGTTGCTATTTGGTTTATTGAATACCCGCTTGCAGCAAGAGCCGCTGCATCAGCCGCTGTTAAAGGTTGTCCTGAAGTATACTTAGACAGAAAAGCATTCATAGCGGCAACGGCAGGCCCATCTCTAGCAATAAGTTCTTCACCAGTTAAGGCTTGATCAACAGTAAGCTGCCCATTTACCTCATTAAATATATTCCCTATCGCATCGCTATAAGTTCCATCGCCGTTATCAAAATATTTCCCGGTAGCGATAGAAGCTAGTTCATTTGCGGTTAGTACCCCATCGGAAGCGGTTGCACCTCCAGCAGTAGTAGCTCCACTTGCAACTCGCGCATCAAAGGCATCACCCATCAAGGATTCGTAGATTGCTTGGTTAGCTAAATTTTGTTTATTATCCGCAGCTATCTCTACTGCTGTTTTGCCCATAATAGGCTCGGTAGTATCTGGAGCAAAAGTAGTGTCTGTAAAATACTGACGGCCAGCACTGCCCGGACGACGAGCTGTTACATCTTGAGTAGTAGGGTCGGTATTGGTCTGTGCAAAGGCATTGGGTAGTAATTCACGAGTAGCAGTATAGTTAGGAATTCCTCCCATATACCCGACTGGCCCCTGTTGATTAGTCCCCATAAAGTTACCTATGGTTTCAGAATCATTTGGGTTTAGCGCCGCATAGGCAGTAGAAGCCATACCCGCGTCTTTGCCTACATTTGTCCAAGAAATGGTGCCATCGTCGTCCGTATAGCGATCTTTTAAAGCACCTAGGCCTGCCGTTGCCCCTGCTTTAAGGTTAGGTAAAATATTACTATGGAAACTCATCTTAGTATCCCCGTAACAGACGGTTTATTTCGTCAGTCATATCAGTGTTTTGTATCATACCACCACCGTAATATATCGCACTATCCACAATGTCTTCCTCTTCTACCCTAGAACCCCTTAAGAGGGCCATGTTTTCAGCAAGGGACAGAGCTGGATTGTATAGCGCATTGATTTCTGCAACACCTGCTTTCTTTGTACTAACGGACTCCATGCCACCTTGACCAATTATTTGCTGGGGGGTAGTAGCTTCTGAACCATCACCAAAGCCATCTCCGTCACCGTCGCCATCACCATCACCGTCGCCATCACCATCGCCAGTTCCATCGCCAGTTCCATCGCCAGTTCCATCACCCGGACCAGTTCCATCACCCGGACCAGTTCCATCACCTAATCCAGCCCCTCCTAGTCCGGCACCACCGGGACCACCAGCAGGACCACCAGTAAGTGTCGGACCACCACCACCAGCAGGGCCACCACCAGCAGGACCACCACCAGCAGGGGCACCACCGGGAACACTACCACCAGCAGGGCCACCAGCAGGGCCACCAGTAGGACCACCAGCAGGGCCACCAGCAGGGCCACCAGTAGGACCACCAGTAGGACCACCAGTAGGACCACCAGTAAGTGTCGGACCACCACCAGCAGTACCAGTAGTAGTACTTTGGTTGTTTGTATTACCAATGGTGAAGTCAGTGTTGTTTATAATATCCCCTAGTATGTCCAACGGGTTTTTCTTAGTTCCGGCCTCGCCAAGGGCAATAGCTTTTTCCTTTGCGAGCTTGTCTGCTTCTTCCTTTGCGAGCTTGTCTGCGGCTAGTTCTGCTGGCGTTTTAAGCACCGGTACGGGCTGGCTATTAGGGTCTAAGCCTTTAAATCCCCGGTATTTTTTATATTCGTCTTTTAATGCTTCCTTCATCCACCCTTCTGGCTCTAGCCGCATCATCTCCCAGAGTTGATAACCCTGCACGTCAAAGTTATATAGATCAGGACTAGCCTCGTAGTCGTTAAATATGTCTCTCTGATTGGTTATACCTGTATCGCCCGACGTATCCATAGTACTAGCACCACCAGCAGGACCACCAGTAAGTGTCGGACCACCACCCCCATCAGCAGCAGGAGCACCCCCATCAGCAGCAGGAGCACCCCCATCAGCAGCAGGAGCACCTCCACCAGCAGGTTTACCACCACCACCGCCTCCACCATCATCATCGGGCGTAACTTCATCCACAACACTAATCCGATCTACAAACCGACCAAGAGAATCTCCTTCTAGGCTGTATGGGTTAATAGTGCTTTGGTCTACTCCAATGCCCGCGTTAATAAGAAGTTCAGCAACGGCTGCTTGCACCGCTAACTCTTGCTCCTTCGTGGGATCGGCAGTGCCCCCCATGATCTTTTCCCGTGCGGCCATAGCCCCGGCAAGAATGTCGTTAACCGTGTCTTCGGTAACTTCTGTGGTGCCCATAGCTTGATTAGGGAAGGGGTAGTCACTTCCTAAAAGCGTGCCTTTTGCTGCTAGTGCGTCTTCGGCATTTAAAGTTGTTACTGGAGAACTGGAAGCAGGAATACCCCCAGACGTGATAAGGCTGCCCAACCCGCCCGGTATCAGGGAGTTGCCCCCTAAAGAGTTTATTGCATCTTGAATACTTAATGCGTTCTTAAAGTCGCTATACTTATCGTTGCTAGACTCATCTAAGAAACTTAAATCAAGAAACCCGTCGGTATCAATTTGCATACCCTGCACTAACGTACCAAGGTCGTTTCTACTAATTCCGTCGTTTTTAATAGCGTCGTGAATAGTGTTTATTTGGCTTTTAGAAAGAGATGGAAGTAACCCTGCTTTACCAACTTTTGCTAGTTCAGTTTTAACAAAATCGGACCTATCTTGTTCTTGCTGCATAAGCCCTACTTCAGCACCTTCAAGTTGGCCTGCTGTTTCAGCAGAAGATGGGGAAGTTAAGGCACCGCTATACCACGCGCCTAGATCGTAACCTGTGCCCGTAAACGGGGATATATCCCCACCAACTACCCCTTCCAGTCGTTGAGCAAAAATCTGTTCTATTGTACTAGTGTCATCTGACATACCTATCCCTACGGTGTCGGTAGCGTTTCAGGCACTGCTGAAACAAAAACTACGGTTAATAAGGTGGACGGCACAGCAGGGCGGGGACTTGCAGCCGCCTGATAATCAACCGTTATGTCTAAATCGTCTGTTGCCCACATAAGCTCTACGTATTGCCCCGCTGTTAAGTCCAGCGTAAAACTGTATTCAAAGTTATCTACTCCGCCCGACCCTGCTACGACGTGCAGTCTAGCAGTATTTGCTATGTCTACTCCGCTTCTACGTACCCAGAACGACAGCTCTTTAGAGCTAGCACTACCGCTAGTCAACTCTACTGAGAGTTCAAAGTTGTACACCCCTGAGTAGAGTGGAGTTATTTGTGTCCCCGCTATACTTATAGCTTCGCCTAAATACGTGTTCTCAAACTGTAGCGCATACGCTGTGTTTATAACGCTGGCAGTCTGGTCTACAGTAGAGAAGAACTTAGCGTTAGGGGCCTCTATAAACCGGCCTCCGTACTCCCCAACCACACTGTTTACAGCACTTGATAGCAAGTTAAAAAATAGGCGTAAGATGTTATTAAGGTCATCCAGATACTGTTTTACCGGCCCTTTTTTAGGTGTAGGGAGCGCAGGTGCTGGGACTTTTTGTACAAGTCTTTGCGCCACTAGCCCCTCCTACCATCAGCTCTCATCTCTAACCGTGGTATACCTAGCTTCCAAGCTACACCTAGCTCAGTAGATTCCATCTTAAACGCCATCTGTCTGCCACGTACTCGCACGAAGACCTGCCCGGTAAACTCCTCAATAGGCACTGTAGCGGTACGGGTAACTGTTGACGCAGAATTACCACCTACAGATAAGGGGTTGTTGTACCCAGAACCGGAGTTCTGCATAGGAGATAAAGTCATCACCGCAGCAGGATTAGTGACCGTGGACCCTTCAAATGTTACGTCGGGTAACACTCTATTAACGAACATAAATCTATCGCCGTCATCCAAGTCAAACTCAGAGGATAAGAGCGTAGCTGTAATTGCGCTTGCTACTGCCCCTTCTTGACTATCGTAGCCTACTTCATGGTTTACCAAGTTGTTGCTGTAGGTAGCCGCCATAGGATTTTCTCGAAGATCAGAGTCTATCCAAGCACTGCGCGATAACGTGCCGTAGTACCAAATGTCCTGTAAATAGTTGTACACCACATAGCGATCATTCTGCGTTACCCCAGCAGAGCAATAGAACCACCATATCTCATCGAACCGCTCGTTAGTGCCAGCTACTACTTGGGCATATTGAGAAGTATTAAAGTCATTAAATACATAGCTGCGAACCGAACAAGGTAGGGTCTGAACCGTACCGTCGTAGGAGTAGAACTTATCCGTGCCCATCCAATATGCTGTTTTGCCTGAATACACCGCTGCGTTAGTGCTGGCTATAGTGATGTTGTCACCAAGAAGCTGTGCTCCCCATACCTCTGGAGCGCCTAGATACTGCATACCGTACAGGGCCGTGTCACTCCATACCAATATTTCTTGTCGAGCTTGCAGTACAGTAATGATCTCACTACCACGCGAGAGGCGTAAGCTACCGGCTTGATTAGTAGCCAGCGGAGTCCAGTTAGCCACATCTTCTTGGTTAGACCAACGAATCAACATGGGGTCGAGTGCTGTAGCGCCTAGCGGGTTTGAGCCAAAGCAAAAAGCAAACCGGAAAATGTCAGATACAAAGGTTTTATTAACTATAGTAGGCACATTGGACGCACCGCCTAAAGAAGTGACGTACACCGCACGAGTCGTTACCCCGGTGCTTGCGTCCCAATAAAACAACGAACCTCCTCGATAACCGAAGAATAAGTCCTCACCGAAGTTAGCTTGGCTCCAAAGCCGTATAGGGGCAAGCGTAGCGCCGCCAACACCCCAAGTACCTGCACCCCAAGTACCAGCACTCCACCCAGTAAACGGTACGTCAATCGCGCTACCTGTGTTTATCTGGTAAGCCGCAGTAACTGTGCCGCCACCTGTAGCCCCTGAAGACGCTTGACTTGCAGCGGTTATATTGTAGGAGTCGTCGTTTATGAAGTTAATCTGGAACTCACCGTTTAAAGTCAGTCCACCCACTGCTGAAGCACCACTAAACGTAACAAAGTCATCCTGAAGCGCACCGTGTGCAAGGTCAGTTACAAGGACAGTTGTGGAGTTGAGAGTTGTAGTAAACGGGTTGGTCAGCGTTGCTGTGGCTCTAATAGGAGTAATATCGAAGTAAGCGCCACCACGCTCTAGGTAGTACTTGAGGTTAGTACCTACAGAAACAAGATTCTGCTGTTGCAGAGTGACCCAGTTAAGCATAGACCGGCATACGCCTAAGAACGTAGCAGCAGACAGACGTACCCAACCGCCTATCTTCTGGGGCATACCCCGTCTAAAACGCACTTTATCAGTCTCGTACCAGCCACCTTCAGCAGCGTAGCGCGTGTTCTCACGGTCAACTCCGGGGTTAAACTTTAGTTTCTGTAGTGGCATAGCTCAACCTTATTCTGGGTACTCGCCTGTGGCGATCATAGATGCGAGTTCAACAGAGCGGCCCTTTACGGTGCGGCTCCAATCGGAATCTAAAAATTCTTCTGAGGCAGTTGTGTAGTCTGCCTTTTCCATCGCATCTAGTGCCAGTACGAATTTGCGTAGTCGAGTAGCACCGAGGTTAAAGCTGATGTCAATCATAGCATCTTTTCTTGTTTGGTCTAAATCGCTGAACCAAGCGTACTCTGTGCTCAGTTCCTTAATTACACGCTCTATATCCTTTTCCAGCAGGAAATCCACTTCTTCCTCAGAGAGTCCCAGCCCACCGTTTACGTCTACATTCCTGCCAATACCTATTGTCCAGTGTCCGGCAGAGCACTTATAGATAAGGTGACGGCCATTAGTAACGACTTCGCCTTCATGCCGTTTAAGCATTTCGATCAAGTTCTGCATTTACTTCTCCCTGCTAACGCCCTTAGTTTTCTCAAAGGTACGCATAGCGCCAAGGCCCAGCATTCCCATAAGGACAGTGGTCAAAAGCGAAGTGTCTACGACAGGAACTGTAAACCAGATTCCTAAGATTGGAGAGATGATTGTTGAGTACAGCAGCGCAAAGCCACATATCCAACCGATTGCTGGCCTCCATCCTGCCACAAACAGGCTCTTATGGGCCGCTTCGACCTTATTGACCTCGATCTGGGCGGACATCTGCTTATCGGCCATAGTCGCAATCTCGTGCGACAGCTTCTCACGCAGGTCTTTATCCGGGATTACCTTATCCAGAATAGCCGAGACAGGCCCAATCAGGGCGCTTATTGCAGCCAGCATCTTAAATGACGACCCACACAACAGCGCCAAGCACTAGGAGTACGATAATAGCGCCAAGAGTCGAGTGCTTAGTGCCTTGTACTGCACGCCATACGGGGCCACCTATCTTAGCTAATCCGTCTTTAATCATTTCCATTTTGAATTCCTCAGTTAATCGCAAGTACAAAAACCAATCCTGTTAGTCCTACCATCAACATGACCAGTCCGACTATCAATTTTAGTGCAAGATAGAAGTCATCATTCTTTCTGTCTTGAAGTATTTTTTTCCGGTTGAACTCGGCCATACTTAAATCTCTGTTTTTCTGTATGTTTGCCGCGTTCTTCTGGACTTTCTGCCACTGAGGAGACTTGCCCTGACGCGAGTACTCGTCCCCGATGGTTTTCATCATGTCAGCCAAGCGGTCTTCTTGGTTCTGAATCTGGATTGCTTCTTCCAGTGGACTGCCTGAGTAGGAGTATCCATCGTTCTTTTTGGACTCGGCAATCTTGTTCTCTACAGCTTCCTTACTGGCAAAGAATCCTGATATTTCAGCACCCATTTGCTCGACTTGCTTTTTTTTCTTCAGGGATGCTTGCACTAAATTAAAAGCGGTATCCAATCCCTTTATGAGTAGAGCAATTTCGCCAATCATAGATCATTGCTTGCCAAAGAAATTAAAGTAAGACCCAGCCAGCAAACCGCCCAAGACTAAGGTAGTTATTGCCTGTAAGACAGTTCGGCCCACGGTACGCTTTGCAGCCCGCCAAGACTCAAGCAAGCCCCTAAGCTCAGAGACATCCGACAAAGCATCGTCATCGCTCAGGCCAATGTCACGCAAGGCTTTCCTAGCACCCAGTTCAGCTGACTGCTCGATCAACTTTGCCATTTCTTCTTTGTCCACAAGACTGCTCCTACTGCTCGATATTGCTTAATTGTATACCGCGTAAGCTTTTTCCCAAAGAACCAAGTCTTTAGCATAAGTGTCTAGTATATCTTGCTTTCTGTCCGGCGAAAGTTCAGTTAGAAACGAAGTTAATTTATCAACGCTATTTTTTCGCATTTCTATCCGTTCTTCTACCCTGCCTCCCCTGTCCAATATAAATTTACTGGCATGCTCGTGGATGTTTTCAACATTAAACAGTTCCGCGTGTTCTGGAAAGTAATCAGACTGTGGTTTTAAATGGGCTACTACAACCGCAGTTGTCCAATTTTCTTTTACGTAATCCCAATAATCGTTAGGATTTCCATAATTTTTATCCTTAAACCCGACACTATGGGGAATATGCGCATCACCTAAACTTATAACTGCTTTTGGATCGCTTGCATTTAAGTTTCTACGCAGCCTAGTGTAGTAAAATAACGAAGCTACCCACTCTAAGGGGTTCCTTATTGAAGCAACGCAAGGCATATCTGGTTGTATTGCCCCTTTAGCACGCAAGTCGTCAAAAGACCGATTTACTAACTTTAGCCTTATTGCTGCACCATGTAGTTCCGGCGGTAAAGAAGAATAGTCTAGGCCGTGTTCTTTATAGTAAGCTTCAAAATTTTTCCAGCCACTAAAATTACCTTCAAGGGTGTATAAGTCTTTCTTAAAGTCTAAAAGTCCCGATTTAAAAAAGTAGAATGCAAGTGAAGTAGAGCCTGTTTTTGGGAGTCGAAGCACCACAAAGTTGTTTGCATATGAAATAATCATAGGGTAATCACCACCGTATCTGTGCCTTCAAAAAATAACATGTTACCTTCACACACTATATTCCAATCTGGGCCTTCTTGCTCGCTGCGCGAAGGAACTTCTATAAACACATGCCTAGCTAGCCACTCTCTGTCGTCCTGTAGTACTCGCCATACATGCTCTTCTGTGCCTCTGCCCGGTTGACCGCGTGCTTTATTAAACCTTATGCGGTACTTAAGCATTCGGTCTTGGTGGGAAGCTAGGGTCGCTATGAAAGTCTGGGTCTAAACAAACTTGGTCCAAAGCTATTAGATGTTCACTCCAAGTTACTTTCTTTTCTACAGTAATTGCAGGGTCGCTTAACGCTGTATTTGCAATGGTTTTTTCTGCTTCTACACGGGCCATAACTTCGGTTTTTCTGACCGTTTCTTGCTCCGCACTTGTAAGCTCTACCCAGCCTTGATCTGCATAAGTAGGGCCAATCCATGAAAGGTCCCCTATCTTATCTAAAAACCCATGCAGCCCGAAGATCGGCCCCCAGTTAGTTGGAAGAGGGCCGGGTTCGCTTAGTGCTTCGTTTGTTGACAGCTTTCTTCTTTGCCACATTGTCTTTCTCCTTGCCCTGAACAACCGATAATCCCGGCGGGTTTTTGTCTTGCTTAACTAGCCCTGTTTTTTGATGGCCTACTCGCTCTTGTGCAAAAGGAGGAAAACCGTTTAAATGCAGTTTCTCCTCGTCACTGACTGGGTTCCATTCTCTCCAACTGCCAAAGTCTTCTCTCGGCTGTATTTGTATATGACAGCCTATGCTTGCAGCAAGCTGGTGTATAAATTCGGTCACTTGCGTTGGTGGATAGACATTCCATAAGAAAGTGCCGTCTACCCCGCGCATCGTTATTTCTGTTGTCCCTGAACCAGACATACCTATACTAACAGCCTGTGCGCGATTGCGGTTAGCGTCAAGAGCCTCTAACTGTTGCTGTTGTTGTCTTTGCTCAAATTCTTTTTCAAACTCTTTCTTATTCATTACTGAGGACACCACGCTACCGTTACTACGCCATTAGCTACTATTGGGTAGGGAGTGCCGCTCACCACTGAAATGCAATTCTGTGATATGGGGTTTGCTGCCGCCCCCGCATTTCCAGCATTTCCAGCATTTCCAGCACCCCCTCGACCTCCACCTCCACCTCCACCACCAGACGCAGCGACTACAACGCTTCCGCAGGCCATTGAACCTCCACCTCCACCTCCACCCGCAGCGCCGGGATTAGAGCCAGCAGCTCCAGCCACCGCATTGGAACTCGTTAGGCCACTAAAACATTGAACTCTGCTGCCGCTGCCTCCGAGACCGCCACCGGGTTGGCCTCTTGTGCCACCTGTGCCCCCGCTGCACCGCACCCCGCCACCCCCAACCCCACCTGTGCCTGTGGGATTTATACAGGTGCCAGCACCTCCACCTCCACCTCCACCGGCACCGACCATGAGAAACCCGCACGGGGTAAAATCACTGTTATATGTGCCGATGCCGCCGCAGCCCCCCCCCCCGCCCCCGCCACAAAAACCACCGCCACCGGACCCCGGCCCCGGCCCACGCGGACTAGTCGGGCCGGCGTTACCACTATTTCCCGTAGTTCCACCTGTGCCACCTGTGCCACCTGTGCCACCTGTGCCACCCGCAAAAGAGAAACCAAGCGCTTGGGAGGATACGCCCGCAGTGCCCGAAGCACCGGAGTTTCCTGATGCTCCGCTACCAAGTCCCGCACCGCCAGCGGCAGCCGGCTTATTCCCCGTGCCCGCACCATAACATATTTGCGCAGTACCGCCAGCACCGCCAGCACCGCCACCGCCCGGATTTCCAGCATTTCCAGCGCTTCCGGCATTTCCAGCTCCACCTAAACCAGTTACATTGACAGTTGTAATCCCGGCAGGCGCATTAAAAGTTCCAGAAGTGTTAAAGGTTTCGCTTCCGCCGGGAACAACTCCTCCCCCTAAAACGCCTGATTTGCTAGTACCTATTGGCATAATTTACTCACTCGTGGCAAAACCACCCAGTAACAATGTATTTATTATTGTCGCCATAAACGGGATTTCCCCGATGCGCGTGTGTAAACGCAGCAGGCCACAACACCACAGTATTCTCAACAGGGTTAATTCGTCTCTGTTGGTATAAAAATTCTGTCTCTCCGTTTGCTTCTTGGGGCAACGTATTTAAATAGAGTGAATAAACTAATCCTCGATTAGCTTGGTCGCCATTGCCTTGCTCTCCGTGCCATACATGGTAGCCGCCTCCAGTAGAGGTCTTTTGCATTTTCATATTGTTGCAGTTTATTTTGACATCTTTAATAGCGGAAAATTCGTTTGCATATACCTCGAAACAGCGTTGCAAACCGGCAAAAAATATGTCTTGTGAGTTTTTACCTTCAAAAAGTTCAAAGTTTATATTCTTGCCATTAGAAAAAATTTGGTAATCGTCTTTTTTATGCTTAGCTACACCTTCTCCATTTTGGCGGTCGGTTCCAGCTCCAAGTTGTTGATTACGGTTAAACTCCAAAATCATGTGTTCGCAAAAACCTTCTGGGTACACATCAAAAAAAACACCGATAAAATCTTTGAATTCTGTTTTCATTTAAATGACGGCCCCGAAACCCACGCCACTAGTGTTTGTCTTGTGCCTTTAACCACGGGGGTTACTTGATGCAATGTCCAAGCAGGGAACACAATTATATGCCCTCGTTTTTTTGGCATGGTGATGGGTTCTTTTCGCGTTAATATTTGTAGCTCCCCTCCTTCGTACTCGCTTGGGTCGGAAAGCTGTAGCGCCATAGATAATTTTCTTGAAACGCCCGAACTGCCAAAATCCTGATGCCAAACATAGTTCCCCTGCCTAGCCTCGTGGTAGTTTGTTAACTGCAACGCCTCACCAAACCCGGTTAGATCAAACCCAAAATGGTCGGCGTTTAAACTTGCTGCCACATGAGCTAACCGCTCAAAAACCCATGCGCATTCGGGGTCTTTGTGTAACCAGTTAAGTTCCGACCGCCTTACCTTGTCGTTAACTTCCCCGCCATTCCCCCCGCCAACTTGAGCTTCTTGCGTAGCCTCTTTAGCTTTCTGTTGGAGCCAATCAAGCTGCTCATCTGTAAAACCGTCATCCCACCACGCAAACGGTTCTATGCCCTTGGAGTACGGGGTCAGCAAGTGCTGCATTAACTAAACCTTTTTCTTTGAGATAAAATAAAATGCACAAATTTTGTTGGCTCATTCGATTGATTTGATGTAATCATGTGCGGCAGCCACGAGTTAAAAAGAATCATAGTTCCCGCTTGTACATTGTTAAAGTGTATATATGGCGAGGCCATTGTTAGCTCATCACTTGGAGCAGCCTCCAAGTCTGTCATTCTTTTCCCAGATCGTGGGTCATCAAAAATAGGGTACGAGCCGCCTTCTGGCACTTCTAAAAAATAAAACCCTGATATTTGGCTATCCCCATGAACGTGCATGATATTACTGCCATTACACTCGAACTCTTGGCCCCACATTCCAGACAAGTAAAACTCATATTCATCTGTTAAATAACCCTGATCCTTTAAAATACTAACGCCTTTATCTCGAAAGTAGGACGATAGATAAGTAAGGTCAGAGTCTTTTCCCATAGGTCCGGTTTGTTTTATCAACGAACCATCTGGAAGCCAAGCTCTAGTTTCCCCATAGTACTTCTGAGTATGCTTTAGCGTCTCCCCTACCCATTCTGGCCGTTCTTCACGGTATATGGCAGAGGAGAAATAAGCATAAGATTCCATTTAATTGTTCACAAACGTATTTAAGTCCGTAGCTAAAGCAGTTAATGCGCTTGCCGTAATATCTGTGGCTTCAGCCGCTGCTTGAGTTCGACGATTCTCAACCAATATTTCTTTTGCCATTCGCAAAGTTTCTAACTTTGCACGTTTGGTTTCTTGCGCAGCCATATTAGAAGAACGATTGTCTTCTATAGCGTTGCTTTGATCTACTGTTGCCTGCATTTCTGGTGTAAGTGCCATATTGATAGCCTCCAAGGCTGCCTTAAATTAAGATAAATTTTTCATGGGTATTGTGACGTACCACGTTGTGCCGCCGTCTGGTGAAAAAAAGAACCAAATATCAGTGGCAGCAGCAGTAGTCGTTCTACTAATTGAACCGCCCGGATACCTAAACGCGCCGCCCGCAAGAGCAACTGTCCGAGAAGCGGTTGCATCATTAGTAAGCACCAAGGTAAATGAAGTTGCACGACTTGCTGTGCTATTAGGCACTGCCAATGTGAGCGTGGCATTACCGTTTAAAGTAGCCGTAAAAACATTACCATCGTTACAATTAATAGTTTTAGCAGTGCCTGTGTTACCAAGAGCGGTTACTTGGTCCGAAAACACGCCTGAAAAATATTGATTAGAGTCAAACGGGATAACCAAGTTGCCCGCAGAGTTCTGAAGACCTGTTGTAACTTTAGGTGTTGTAATAGCCGGAGACGTGTTAAAAACGGCAGAACCCGTACCTGTTTCGTCGGTTATCGCCGCAGCTAAATCCGCGCTAGTGGCATTTTGTAAAAAACCCGGAATACCCGAACTTAAAGAATTAATTCCTGTACCACCGTTAGCCGCAGGTAGCACTCCTGTGACCTGAGAGGTTAAATCAACCCCGGTCAAAGCGCCGCCGAGCGTAAGATTGCCCGAGCTTGTGACTGTGCCGGTAAGTGTTATTCCGTTAACTGTACCCGTACCGCCTACGCTAGTAACCGATCCTCCCGTGTTAGCGTCAAACACCGCCGCTCCCGCTCCTAAGCCGTCTGTGACGATCATGGCTTTAGAGCCTTTGGCAATATTAATTGTAGCTCCAGCCCCTTGTTTGATTGTGATAATCTGGGTACCTGTCGTAGCGTTCTCAATGACCCACACCTTGGATATAGTGTTAGGCCCAAGAGTAACTACACGAGTCGTCGTTAGGGACGCTGCTGAAGTAATTTTTAAATAGAATCCACGAGTGGCATCTGCTGTAGCGTCAGGCATAGTAAAGGTTTCGTCAGCATCCGCAGCCATCTGCTTAGTGCCGTAGCTAAAACCGTCCGTGACTAGCTCAAGGTTAGTGTTAGTACTGGTTCCCCATGTACCGTCCTCATCACCTGTGGAGATTTCTTTGAGCCGTAAGTTATTTACAAAAGTTGCCATTTAGTTTCTCCAGTACTTATACTAGTGTACTGCCAGAGGCAGCGGGTATTGTAGTAGCGTAAATTGTTGTGTGCTGCTTTAAGTTTAAAGGTTCGCCACAATCTGAACAAGTATCAGCTTTAAGCTCGCTTTCGTCTAAGTCGTAACTACAGTGCCCACATACAATTTCAATTGTGTGCCTAGGGTGTATTACATTATCCATTTCTTTTGCTTCGTTAATTTTTATCATGCCGCTATTACCTCCGTCCAATATGGGTTTCCGCTTGGAACTATTTCACTCCACACAAGAACTGTTCCAAGCTCTATCGTACCTTGTACGCCTGTAACATAGACCTTACCTTTACCGTTTTCAGAAGTTTGCCCCAATATTAACGTGCCGGTAACGCTAGTTACATTAACGGCTTGAAGTAACTCTACAGTAACATTACCTAACGCCGAAGTTGCTTGTAGCCCGGTTTCAGGGATTATAGCGTCGGCTGTAACACTTACCACACCTAAAGCTGTAGTGCCTTGAACCCCAAGTGGGCTTCCGCTAGCACCTTGTTGAACATTAGCGGAACCTAAAGCAGTAGTGGCTACCAAACCTGTAACATTAGCAAGAACATCCGCTTTTGCAACGACGTTCCCCAGTGTTGCAGTTGCTCCAACCCCCGTAACCGAAAACGTAGCAACACCAGTAACTGTAGGATTACCGATCTCTCCCGTAGCGGCGTTTCCTAGAACTAGGCCGCTTTTATCCCCTTCTACTACGGTATTACCAATTACAAAATTAGCTTCGAGGCCGGTAAGGTTTACAGTAACTCCATCCCCCGCTTCAACAGTTACCGAACCTACCTCACCTGTTGCAAACGGCAGGGTATTACCTTCGCCCCACGAATCTGTTCCCCAAGAACTATAACCCCAACCAGTAAGGGGGACTAGAACATCGGCCATCTACGTAACCTACGCTATACGAATAATAGCGTTACTAGCGTCAGAAGCAGGGAAGACAATAGTAAAGTCACCCGCAGTAGAGGTCTTGTCCGAACCGAAGTCCAGAACTGCAACAGCAGGGTTAGTGCCACCGTTCGATAAGTAAATCAAAGCGCCACGAGCCGTAATAGTAGCTGAAGCCCATGTAGTGTCTACAAAGTCTAGGAACGCTGTAGTTCCGCTAGACGTAGGAACTTGTTGGATAACCAAAGTATTACCACCTGCCGTGTAGTTAGTACCCACAACTTCATTAGCTGTAGCATACGCAGTAGTAGTTGCGCCTAACGTAGCGGCATTAGTGAACAAAGCGATCTTAAAGACCTGTGACGTGCCTGAAGCAAAATCAAAATCCCCACCGAGAATTTGAACTTTGAATGATGTAGCCATAGCTTGTGAAATAGCCATTTGTGTTTCCTCTTTAAATTAACGCGGTTCTATTCTAAGTTGACCAGAGCGATACATATCTTCCCGCATCTTGCCATCGCCTAAGTTTTTCAATAACGACATAGCATCTATATACATCTGTTGGTATAACGCAACCATCTCAGCGTCGCCTTTCATAAAGCGTATTGCTTGAACCAGCGCACCGTTAAGTAGTGCCGTATCAAACTCAGTTCCAAGCCACGTAGTACCCGCAGTTACAATAGTCTGTGGATAATAACCGTAATGTAGTTCAACAGAGTAAGCAACGTCTGGCGATGGGCCTAAAATAAAAGCCGTATCGTCGAACAACCCATAGTGCTTAGGTTTAGCAACACTGGTGGGGTTTGGATACGCCTCACGCATGAAGTTAACGTCTTTGTTCAGTAAGTACGTGTAGTTTCCCGCAGCGTCTATAACTGCCAAAGAGAACGGATACAGGAAATCTACTGGAAATATTAAATACGGATCAGCAATCGACAAAAAACCTGTTTGGTTTCGACGCAGTGCAGGTATCTGCACAGAGTTATATATGCCCTGTTCTGCCTGTTCAGTAAACATAGCAAGCTGCGCGTCCGTAAACGTCTGCTCACAGATGTCTTGAATATTCGCTTTAAGCTCGGTGTAATTCACCAGCTAACCCTCTAGGCCATTGGTCCACGAGCAAGAAGCCCTTTAGTAGCAGCACCTGTGCCGCGTACTTTAATGCCACTAGTCTTTAAGTTAGCCGGTGGCGCATCAAGACCGTTAAGATCAACTGTGTACACCGTAGGTGTATCAGGAAAATTAATTATCTTAGGTGTCTTTACTTTTGATCTGGCTTTATTCTTCATTTCAGTCTCCTAGCTTGTAGTTACTGTAACTTGGCCTACTGCGCCTGTAGCTTGTAAATTGTCTGGTGTAAGCCCAAAGGGGTCGTCTAGCCCTACTGGGTTCCATCCCCACTGGATGTTTACACTACTAAAATCCCCTGCTGGTACT